GCTTCCTGCAGGCCGGAGGTGGTCGACCCTGCGGTGGAAATTTCCGACCCGTCCGGTGCAAAGACCAGCCCCTTGCCGTCTGCGACGGTGGGCGGATAGACCCGCACGACACCCGCACGCCCAGAGGGGAGCGGGATGTTGCCCTGATGGATCTTCTTACCCGTCGCTGACCCGCCGGCGGGCATCGTCACGGAGACGGACCCATAGCCGGTGTTCAGATCTTCGATGACGCCTTTTTCGTATGGAATCGCGATGGTCTACAACCGTCCTGCCGCGCCTTCCTTTCCTACCGAACCACTGACCCGAAATTCCACGGTAACTTCGGTCTGGGTGGCCTGCCGCCGCTGGGAGTCTCGCCACCCATCCGCCCGACTCGTTCCCGATCCGTCCGTGACAACCGCCGCTGAATGCGTGTCAGTCCACGCGTCCACCGTTCCAGAAAATGCGCTCCTAGCGCGACGTCCTGCCCGGGTCCCTGCCGACTCAGACACCGCCCCTGCACGTAATCTCGCAAGTAGATCGCGTAGCGGTCTGGGAGCTCACAGACCGCTGTGTCGGCATCCAGAGCGCGGCCCTGCCGCCAGTGCTCGACACGAACGTTTGTACCTTCCTGATATGGCCGGCGTGCCAGGCCAAAAGATTCCGCGCCCATCGGATGCATCGTCGGGATGCGCCGCGGCAGTCCCCAGGTCCCTGTCACCGTGTCGCCAGAGATGTCCGTCGGGCTCCGCAGAATCCCCCAGGTGTCATGGATCGCGTAGCTGTCCGCTGCGGCGGCTGGGACGCGGACTTTCCGCAGCGTCCGGACGCCGTCCTTGCGCCAGAGGTACCCGTAGACTTCGCCTTCGGTGACTTCGTACCGCGTATCGGACCGTTCCAATCGGCTTGGGACCAGCGCGTCAATTGTGCGGTTGTCCCATGTCACGCGATCGATCTCAGTCACTGCTGCCGGGAGATCCGCCGTCGCGGGAATCGACGTATCAGCGCCAGCGTTTTCCAGGTGCCCATCAACGAATTCAAAGAGGCTCGTATGATTCCCAGGCCCGATCCGTTGGAGTTCCTCGAGCATCCGGCGCTCGTCGCTGTACGTGTAATTCGCGCACCCATAATCGAACCCAGCCGCCGTGACATGGCCGTAGGTCTTTTCCCATGGAGCGGTATAGCTGAACCCTCTGGGGAAGTTCTCCGGGTACGTCACATCGGGAAATACACGGCTAGTCTGCGCAAGTTCGCGGTACCCGATCTGGAGATAGCTATCGACTTCCTCACCGGTCCAGATCGTTTCGGCGGCATCCCCCAATCGGCGGAGCACGGCGTCTCGCAGCTCAGCACGCGTCATCCTTGCGCCCCGCGCCACATCGGCACCTGTATCCGGTCATCGACAAACGCCAGCAAGCCGGTTTCGTAGCCGATGTACGCTTGCCACGCCTGTAACGCTTTCTGGCTTTCCGCGTCCTGTGCCCAGAGGTCGTACAAGGCGTACTCCACGAGGCCGTAGTGATACGGCTCTGGAAAGCCGGGCTCGTCCAGTTCTTCGTCCATCGCATCCGGCAAGCCCGTGAAGTACTGCTTCACGGTGCCGCTGTCAGCCGTGACGCGCGGCCAGTAGCCGAACCACCAGAGACCACGGCGCAATATCCGCTGCGGCTCACCAGTCACGCGCTCCCAGCGCCGATCGCCTTTGTCGAGATCGGTAATCGCGTTCGATGTTAGCCAGCGGTTCGTCTGTTCGTTGAACACCGGCCCGACCGCAAGGCACGAATCCCCGATCACCGTCCGGGCGTCGTACCATGGGCGCTCGTTCAAGAGATCCACGGTGATGTACCGCTCGTACCATTCGGTCGCATCTGAGATTTCGGCGTAGCCTTCATCGATCGCTGTTTCCACGTCGTCTTCGGTCCAGTAGACCGGTGCTGACGACGACTCTTGTAGCCGGCGGAAGACTTCGCTCTTGATCTCAGCGCGCGTCATCTCACGCCCACGGGCCAATCGCTTTCATGGTGTTCGACCCGATCGGCGTCAGCTTGAAATAGCTTTCCTTGAGCGTCACGCCGGCCACGCCTGGTGCCGCACTCCACTGGTATTGCGGAATAAACGTGCCACCGGCATTGATGCGAACGATGCCAGTGAGGGTGATCGAGTGATGCGTGGCGCTGGCAAGGGCCGCTGACACCACAATGATGGTGGCGACCGTTGCCCAGATTGTTGACCCGGCGCCCAACACTTCGGTGGCCGCGTTCGTTGCGGTGACCTGATACCCGATGCTCGTTAAAGTCGCCGTGCCACCGAACAGGATGCCGAGCGTGTGCGAGGTCGTCCCAGTCGTATGAATATGAATCGAGGCTTCCATCAGATACGAGGTCGAAGACGGCAAGGTGATCACGTCTTCTGTCGTGTTGAAGATCGGCTGCGCAGTGTTGACGTTCGTCCCCGTAAAATCAGCCGAGGCCGTGGTGATGAAGATCGTTTTACTGAGCCTGACAGCCCCAGAGTCATCCATGAACATGTCGAGCGGGGTCGCATCGTTGGACGACCACCGGGTGGTTTTCCCCGACGCCGGAGTCGCGGGCGTGCCGACTTCGTTTTGGATCAGTTCGCTCACTTAACCAATCTCCAAAGCCCCAGCCGCCGCAATGGCTTGTTGGGCACCAGACGCAATTTCATATTTCGAGACCACATACCGACAGGTGTTCGCCAGGATGGTGTTTAGACCTGAGGCAAGCACCCGTGCGGTATCCCCGGCCGCAGCCACAGGAGCCGAGAACGCCCCTGTGCCATCCAGGTACGTCGTCGCACTGCCCGAGAGTTTCGGACACAGGCCATGCTGTACAGAGGTGCTGTTGAGCGTCGTCACGTCTGTCGGCGCCGCGAGTTCGTCGAGCTTGACCGCATCGCTACCGCCGGACTTGTGCGACGTCGCGTGCGCGAGCGGCGTCTGCCCGTCGGCGAGGAGGCCACTCAGTCCAGCGACACTGATCTCATCTACCCCAGCGTTCTGATGCGTCGCAGCATGGGCCAATGCGACTTGTCCATCACCAAGGAGCCCTGAGAGGCCATCCACGGAGATTGCGTCTGCCCCGCCGAATTGATGGCTCGTCTTGTGAGCCGTCGGCGTGCGTGCATCGCTCAACCGGCTGTCGTTGCCGATGCAGACCGTCGTAGACGCGGTACCAGTAGGGATCTGCGCGACTGGGACCTTAGTGCCGCTGTCAAGACTGGCGTACCCACTCGCAGCCCCCTTATTCGCCGTCGCTTCCTTCGCCGCCAGTGCCGTGTTGAGATCGGATTGGTCAGACAGCGTTCCCGTGATCGCGCCCCACGCCGCACTCGCGCTCACGGTCTGAAACGTTGAATCCTCCCGCAGAAACTTCGTCGACCCGCCACTGCCACTGCCCAATCTGGCCGGCGCCAGCACGCCTGACGTGATGTCCCCAGCATCGTGCAATGTCGTGAGTAGATTGATTGTCACCGGACGAACTCCACGACGGCCGTTCCGATCCCACCGCTGACCATCCGCACCCAGCAGTGTCGCGTCCCAGCGTCGAATGTGATCACGGAACTTTCAATCTCCAGTTCAGCCAAGGCGGGAATGGATTTCTCGCTCATCGAATCATCCGCATTCGTGCGAATCCGCATGGAAATCCCGGCGCTGACGTTCTCGATCGTGATCGTCGCGCACTCGATGGGGCATTCAATGGGCCACCACTGCTCCGCGTCGATGACTACGCGCACGATTGCGTAATACGAGGCCATAAAGAAACCGAGGCGACGAGCCTCCCAGCCTGCCGCCCCGTCCCCGTACCATCAGCATCCGTCCCGGCGCGGCTTCCGGAGGGATGCGACAGCCCAGAGCTTCGTTAGACCCGGCTGTAATCCACTGGGTACTGCGGCCCGCCGGTCTGAAACGTCGAGAAAAACTTGTCCTCGTCGAACTGCGTGATCCGGTTGAACCCGATCTCCTGCAGATTGACGTTGGTGATCTTGTCGCGCCCGATGAGACTCATCGGCACCGGTTCGATCATCCCGCCGAGCGAGGTGTTGACCAGCGCCCACGGCAGCATCACGAGCGTGCCATCAGGAAGCGCATCGTAAAACAGCTCGCGCGAGCGAATGGGGTTTAGGGGCATGTCGTCATCTCCTGATCGGGCGTGACGGAGGCGGGCTTCCGCGCATCACGCTTCGTGTACGTGATCATGTTGATAGGCACGAGATCGAGTTCCGCGCACGCCGTGAGAAACTGCTTCGGCTGGAGATCGTAGTGCTCCGCGTGCGTTGGATCGTCCAGAATTGCGTTGTTGGCAAAGAGCACCCCGTTAGGCTTGAGATGCCTTACCAGCTCGCGCAGCACCATCCGCCACTCGGCGATGTGCTCCAGGCAATCCATCGCGATAATGACGTCGTAGCGCGTCCCGCCCAGATGCGGTACGTCGGACCGGGATTCGTGGAAGGTCATCGGTACGGAATGCATCCTGGCGCGCCACGCCAAGAACTCCAGCGTCCCTGTGCCTTCCAAATCGCAGGCCGTGACTCGATGACCTTTTTCGGCGAGCGTGAACGCAGGAATCCCGATCCCGCAGCCGAAGTCCAGGACGTCGAGCGGTTTGTGATGGTCGATCGCGCTCAGGATGAACTCGGTCATCTGGCGTTTGTGGCCGCTCTCAGTGTTGAACCAGACCTGCCGGCAGACCCGTTCTTTCGGAAACTGGCGATACCAGTCGTGATCGGATTTGCCGTCGGCTTTCCACTGCGCGTGCGCGTCGTGAAACGTCTGCACGTAGACCCGCATCTCGTCGGCGTCGTGATAGCCCGTCCACTGACAGGCATCGTGAATCAACCGCTGATACACGTCGTGCGAGACAAAGGTTTTCTTGACTTCGCCCGGCAGTGTATCGGCTATCTGGAATTGATGCCGGTTCCGACTGGACACGATCGCCCGCTGGGAGCGCACGTGCCCGAGCTCGATCGAGGTATCGGCCCAGACTTCGATCCCTTTCGCGGCCGCGGCGCGACAGAGCTGCACGTCGGTGCCGAACTCAAATTCGGGCGAGAAGTACGGATAGATCAGCCGGTCGAAGACTTTCATCTTGACGAGGAGACACCCGCCCCCAGCGACATCTACGCGCTGCAGACCGTGCGTCACCTCGTCGTCGCGGAGGAAGCGGTATCCCCGCTCTCCCGCCTTGTTCATCAGGACGGCTGCGCATTCCCCCGTGCGCTGGTAATACAGCGCCCCAATGATGTCTTTGTCGTGCGCGAGCATCTTTTCGAGGAACCCGAAGTCCTCCGACGGTCCGTTGGTGACGTCTGGGTTGACGATCATGTCGTCATCGAGCATCAGGAGGTGGTCGGCGTTGACGGACTGCGCCGCTTCCACGATCGTGTTGCGCGCGCGGAACTGCTCGCGCTTGGTGACAATGCCAGAGAAAAAGTCGTACTGCGTGAGTCGACGCCCAAGGTGATAGAACCAGCGCGTCCAGTCGTCGAGGACTTCCGCGGCGACATCCGCGTAGCAGGGCACGCCGATGAAGATGCGCGGTTTACTCAATGGCGGAAAACTCAGCGAGAAACTGCTCACGATACGGGAAGTCCAGCGCCCCGCTCGCGATCTGAGCGTGTTCGTCTTCGCTCAGGGTCACGATTTCAGTGACGCGCTTGCAGCCGCAGATACACACCCCGCGCCGAGAAAGGTCTGAGGCCAACACGAGCGCTTTACAATCCTTGCAGCGTAAGAGGTAGTCGCATGCCCGCCCGAGATCGTGGTAATACCGCGTCTCGCGGCCTTTCCCTTCTGTGACGCCAACTGGTTCGGTCTGTTCCATGCGTGCCGCTCCTTTTAAGCGGACTCGCGCCGACGTGTAGTGCGTCGAAGGTAGTCCGCTGCCGCGATCAGTCGCGCGTCGCTGTCCTTAAAGTGACCTAGCCCAGAATTGCAGTTGAAGCACAACAGACCACGAACCACGCCGGTTGCGTGATCGTGATCGATATGCCACGTCGCGCGCTTTCTTCCCTTCCACGATGGCGGATTGTCAGTGCGGCAAATAGCGCAGCGGCCGCCCTGCTCAACCAGCAAGCGTTCGTAGTCCTGCTCACTAATGCCGTACTTGTCGCGGAGGTGTTTGTCGTATTCGCTCCGCTTATACGCCTCACGCCTGCGCTCCAGAACTACTCCCTTATTTCGGTCGCGCCAGTAAGTTCCGCTCTCGATCTGCCGTCGATACAGCGCGCGCCCGTAAGACAGCAGTCGTTCTTTGTTCTTCTGACGCCACACCCGCATGTAAGCGGTCCGCCGCGCCCTTTCCTTCGGAGAAATAGGCGCGGCGGATTTGCTCATAGGGCGCGAATGAACGCTGCGCGAGCTGCGGTCGTGAACCCTGCCGTCGCCCCGAGCGAGAACCCGATCGGGAACGTGAGAACCGCGATCGACGCCGTCGACACCGACTCCAAGCAGAACACGGAGCCGGCCACGTTGATCACGAGCGGACGCCCCGCGACGATCGCCGGCGATCCACCCGTGACGGTCCGCATCCGGACCGCCGAGTGATAGCCGTAGACCTGCAGGAGCCCGTAGTCTCCCGAGGCGATGGTTTCCGCGACGACACCAGCGGCGGCCATCCCGGCGTTGGTCGCACGCGCGGTTGGACGAGTCACGCCGACGCCGTCCGCGTCGGTCGCGAAGTCCCAGATCACGCCCTGCCCGTTGGTGACCGAGGCGGTCGAGTACGAGTTGTAGACGGAGATGAACACTTTCTCCGGGTTCGAACGATTGATGCGGCCGAATAACATGGTCGATTCTCCCTAGTCGCCAGACGATGACGCTGGCGGAAAGGAGGACGGCCGCGACGTCCTCTGTGATGTGATTCGCTTCATGCGCTTACGACGTGATGGTCGTGTCGATTCCACCGGCGACGCCCTGCTTGCGCCGGTTACTGACGCCAGCCGCGCCCAGCCACAGAATCGTGGCTACTTTCGCGTCCTGGTTTTCCGGCTTCTGGAACGGCGTCGTGCTGAAGTTGGTCCCGCTGTGGACCTTCATGCCCCAGTAGTCGGTATTGAGCATCCACCACGTGCCAGACGTGGTCGACTGCGTTTCCGATCCGCCCTGAACGTCAGGGACCCACTCATCCCATGTGACGGGCTTTTTGTGGAACGCGACGTTGTCGAACGGAATATCCGCGTCGGCGTACGACGGGTTCTGGTGGAACGACCGGAGGGCCGCACAGTAGAACTCGTACGTCGATTGATCGGCCACGTGGAGATCCGGCGACCCGCCCACGCCCTTCCCGCAGGCGTTGCGCAGATTTTCGAGTTCCTTGAGAACAGCGGCGAAGGTCGAGCCGGTCGAGTTCTTCGTCTGATTCCGCCACCAGGAATTCGAGAGCTGGTTGATGTTGCCGACCACGGTAGATGTCGTCGGGTCGTACTTCACCAGGAGCGGCAGCGGATCGATGAACGACGAGCCGTTGACGGACGAGGTGTACGCGGAAGTGATCGAGGACGAGCCCGCGCCGAGCAGGAGGCGCTTGCCGACGAACTCCTTGATGCCGGCCATCGCCTGTTTGGTTTTTGCGTCGAGCAGCGCCACGATCTGTTCCTCGCCCTGATTCTTCTTTTCCTCGAGGCCCGAAATCGCAATCGGCACCGAGGACTGGCGCCAGTCGTAGAAGGCGGTCGTGATGCCTTCCATCGGATCGGTCTGAAGGACGTCGTACCCCGAGTACGAGTCGGCCTGGCCAAGCGCGTACATCAGGGGCATCGCCATGCGATCCCCGATGTAGGAGAGGGTCTGGTACCCGCCCTGCTTTTTCTTCATCAGATAGAACAGGAGGGCATTGGCGGTCGAAATCTGATCCTGAATCGTCTTCGACCAGTTGAACAACGTGGTCGACAAAACGGCATCGTAGTTGAGTGTGAGAGCAGACGGCGCCATGGGCGCTTACCTCATTCCCACCGCTCGCCCCGCTTCGCCGCCGCATAGGCGTCGTAAATCGAGGCGTTGGCGGGTGGTGTTTTACTGACCTTGCTCTCGGATACCGGCTGGCTTTGCTTCTCGGCAGCTTCGGCCCCCTTCGCGAGACGCGTCACGGCATCGGCCGCCGCCTTCTCGATCCGGGTGTCGTAGGTGACGAGCCGATACAACTGCTCCATGTAGTCCATCGCGGAAACATGCGGACCTGGCTGCAGCGTGTGGCCGAGCTTCACCATTGCCGGCTCGTGCTGCTTCCAGTCCGGATGCTTCTGACTAAACGTCTGGAGGGTTGTTTCAGTTTCCTGGACGGCCGTCTGGTTCAGAAGCGTCTTCGTCTGCTCCTGCACCGGTTTGACGGCTTCCTCGACGCGCGACTTGATCAACGGCTCCACGGCGGCTTTGATGGCATTCGCCAACGGCCCCGCCATGAAATCGAGATCCGAGCCGAGTGCAGCCTTCACGGCGTTGCCGATGTCGTCGGCAATCTGTGTCGCCGTGGTCTGCGTCTGCTGCTCTTGCGGGGTCGGGGCGATGGTCAGCCCGAGCTGCTGCGCAAGCTGGCGCACGGTCCCCTCGGCGTCCGTATCCAGCGCGTCCAACAGGTCTTTCCTGGCATCGAGCGCCTTGCGTTCGTCCGCCAGTTGCTGCGTCTTCTGCGTCCAGCGTTTGTTCAGCTCGGCCCGCTGCTTCGCGGGATCGAGCTTACCGAGCGTTTGCCAGTCGGTATCGGAGATGAGGTCGTTTGTTTCGGTGGTGGCTGTTTCCGTCGACGCACCCGCAGCCGTGTCGGTGTGTTGCGCCGGTGTCTGGTCCGCCTTCGCCTCAGTGCTGGCTTCGGCCGCGGCAGCGTGCTCCGTTTTCTCGGAGTGCTCTTTCACCGCGGCGTCGAACGCTTGCTGCATGGAGACGGGTTCGGTCGCTGCAATCGCCATTTATGCCGCTTTCTTCTTCTTCTTGAAGTGCCCTTTGGCTTTCAGATCCATCAGGTGGTCCTTCATGCCGCGCTTGTTCGCGGTCGCGTAGAACACCGACTTGCCTTTCTTCGCGCCATAGCGCGTGGTCATGTCGCGCATGACCTCGTTGCCATGTCCTTTGAAATACGCACCGACTGGCATTCGCGCTCCGCGCCTCTCAGTTACAGGGCACAAAAAAAGAGCGCCGACCCCTCGTGGTGAGAGATCGGCGCTCAGTGTGTGCTGGTGGCGCCGTTGAATTGTCGAGGCCGCGCGGTTCAGGCGCGAGCCTAACGCTTGCTCTTAACTATGCCCCCGTGGTAACCGTCTTGTCAACCGCTTTCTCCGCTGGTAGTCGAATAACGCCGCGATGCTCGATCGTCTGCACGCGGCCCTCGCCGAAATTCAACGTCAACTGCCCGTTCTCGATCGACAGATCCATCGCTTCCAGTAGGAGGGCGGCGAGTCGCTGTACGTGCGCGGGCCACGTCATCGGCCGTGCTCCGCGTTCACGCTGGGCCAAAACGCATCGCCATGATCCCGTACCCTGGACAGCACCCGTATGGCGTGGTCGATGGCCAGCGGCGGACCCGCACGGAGCGCCATGACCAGGAACAGAAACGCCTTCACACGGTCGTCCTCTACAGAATCGACCCACTGCACCCAATTCATCGCCGCGCTCGTTTCTGCTGTTCGATCCGGTCCCGTCGAGCACTCAGATCCCCGCGCGTCAAAGGGTTATCGCGCGGCACCAAGTTGTTCTCGCGACAGATCTTGTTGATGTCCCCGGTACCGGTCACATATTCCCCGAGGCCAATGTCAAAGCGCGGCTCGAACCCACTCCGTTGCCCATACGCACCGTGCGAGCGGGTCGTATAGATACAGGGGAACTCACCAGGCTCCAACGGTAAGCCGCACACAGCGCAGAGATTCTTCACTGCGGCACCAATCCCATGAGCACGTGCTGCATCGTCGGTCGACTCTTGAGCCAACCGCGCCAGCGTGGCGCGATCTGCTGCTGTGCTGCCTTGACGGTTGCCATTTCAAGGCCAGGGCCCTTAAGCCGCTTCAACGTGTCGAGCTGCGTTTCATACGCGGCGCCTTCGTTGTCGCCGAACTCCTTGTGAAATCGCTCATGCGCAATCACCGCCGCGAGGGCTTTCAGCGCGTTACCGTCGCCATGCTTCGCCTTCTGAAACAGGTCAGTCCAGTCGCCGACGTAAATCTTGTCGTCATCGCTGGACACCCACGCCCGCGGCTCAGTACTCGATGTCTTGCGCGGTCGCCGCGACGCCACCGTGACGCGCGGATCCGCCACGCCAAGCAGCGCCAGTGCCGCAGCAACCGGATCGCTCACTGGACACTCGGCCCACTCGCGGGAATCCCTGCCGGCGGCTGACTGGGTTGGCCAGGCATTGAGGCTCCGCTTGCTGTGGCCGTTGGCCCTACCTGCGCCTGCGCGGCCATCATCTGCATCATCAGCACTTGCTGCCCGACCTTCTGGATCTCGCGAATCTCCTTCGGGTTCTTGATGCCGTAGTACGCCAGCGTCTTTTTCAGTAAGGGCTCGGACTGCATCAGCACCATGAGCAAGCCCGGATTGGTCAGCAGCATGAGGACCTGATTCCACGCCATCATCTGCTGTTGTTCGGTGACCGGCGACAACGAACTGACGTCGACCGAGACATCCGCGTTCAGCCCTTGGAGCTTCATCGCCCGGATCTGCTGCCAGACCTGCTCGGTATCCTGTGCGGCCTGCATGTCCCCAGCGAACGGGTCGCTGTGGATCTGAATCCAGAACGGGAGCTGCATTTTCTCAATGAGACACTGCAGCATGATCCGGCAGATATCGCCGAGCCAGTCGGCGATGATGCCTCGCGCGCCGGTTTCCCGAATGCGCGAGCGCGTTTCGATGATGTTCGCTTGGGTCGCCGTGTCCGATTCCGCCTGGCCTCGAGCTTCCGCCCCGACGCCGGTGATCTGCATGAAGTCGTCGCGCGACTCCATCAACGCCTTGTCGGTATCGGCGCCCATTGGAGCATCTGGGACCGGCTCGATCGGCTTGTCGCGCGTCGCTTCGGCGTACACCCCGTCGCCGCCTGATTCCAGCTTTTCCAGTTCGGCCTTGCTCGAGAACGCGCCGGCCACGTACGTGTACCGGCGGCAGAACCGCTTGCGATGCACCTTGCGGGAGTCGCGGATGTCGTTGATCTCGTCTTGCGGGTCGATCCAATTCGCCGTTGGGGGAATCGGATACCACCCGTCAGACCGTTCGAAGAATTTCAGCCCGGCCAGGGGCAGATAGGAGTACGGCTCCTCAAGCAGGAACTTCTCATGCCCATCGGCCACAACGATCCTGGTCTTGCTCCGGAGGTCCCAGAGCTTCCAAAGCTTGATCATGCCGCGATAGCGTTCCTGCTCCGCGTCGGTCTTGTCGCCTTCCTTGAGCGTGCCACCGGATTTCAGCTTGGCCGTGTTCCGATACTTTGGATTAGCCTTCACGTCCTCGACGTAGTGCCATTCGTAGTAACCGACCCAGTCGTTTTCGCCGAGCACGTGACGGCCCGACAGGCTCACGCGCACACATTCGGGCGGAATGCGCTTCACGTAGATGCGCTCGGAGCCTTCCCGCGGCACCTTCCCCGGCTGCTTGACGTCCTGCCCTTCGCCGTCCTTCATGGGCTCGTCAGAGCCGTCTTTCAGAAGTGGTTTCTCGGCATTCGGATTGTCGATCCAGTCGGCGGAGTACCCGACTTCGACCATCCCGAACCGGAACTGCGAATCCCTCACCGCCAGAATCGTTTGCAGCTTGAAATGCGTGTCCGGATCGTCAATGAACGTCTGGAGCGTGTCTTCGGCGAGCTTCGCCCGGTCCGCAGCCGTGGCTCCTTGGTCATCGGCATGCGGCGGACGCGGATCGACAGACACTTTCGGGTTATAGAACAGCAGAGACGGGAGCTGAATCTCAATCGTTGGGAAAATCAGGTTGATGGTGTAGAGGGCTTTCGCTTCCTCGTCGGTTTTGCCGGCATGCTGCTGGCCTTCATAGTAGTCGTACAGCAGTTTGCAGCGAAACCGGTCTTCCCAAGCCGTATAGGCATCATCGGCGGACTTGATGCGTTCGGTCCAGCGTTTGACGCGGTCTTTTTCGTTCTCGCGGGCCATCTAGTCTCCTGCGGGTGAAATCACGACAGGCCGCGGCTGCTTCGCCTGGTGCAATTGCAGCGAAATGTCGGTCAAGGCCGCGATGCTTTCGAGCGTGAGCGCCTTGTGTTTGTTTGGCATTCGGCCGAGTTCCTTCCGCAGGCGGCGAATCAGATCAGCGACGCTCTTGCCACCCGTGGCGCGAGCCGGACGGCCGCGCGCATCGAGAATCATCAGAAACCCGCCTTTCGCACAAGCACTTTACCGTTCGGCAGATACAAGGCCGGTGGTGGCACGATCGGCTGGTCTTCCGCGCACAGGCGCGGCTTTTCACTCATCGCCGCCTCCGCATCTGCCGCCGATATTGTTCGGCCATCTGCTGTTGCCCCGCAAAGCTGTTTCTCGGCGCTGGTCCAGCCTCATGGACAAAGACCGGCGGCCGACTCGCAATAAAGTACCGTACCGGATCGTGCGCATGGTCGACGATGTTCGGGTCGCGCTCGTCGCTGAACACAGGTCGGCCCATGTCCGTCCCAATCTTCACCCTGCGCTGTGCCCGTGTTTCCCGCACGCAGTGCACACAGCCCTGCGGATAGCTTTCGTTCGCGGCCACGAAGAACAGCCGCGGCGAGCCCTTCTGCTTCGTGATCGGATGAATCCGATCGGGATCGACGCGCAGATACTCATTGATGCGGTTTCTGGTGCCGAGTTCGTTGTTATCCGCCGGCTGCCAGAAGATAGCGTTCTGCCGTGGAAGATTGGTCACATCGGCGTACTCATCGGCCACCGACCACTTACCACCATGCTCGCGGTTATTCGTCGACGGCGCCGAGCCCAGCTTTTGAACTTTGTAGAAGATCGACGGGTCGGCGAGGTTGAATTCGTACCGCTCGTATTCGCTCAGGCTGGTGATGTTCTGCCGATGCGAGGAAATGAGCGCGTTCGGGAGGTAGTACTCCCGGAAGCAAAAGACGTTGCCGCTCTTGTCCACCGCCCACCACAGGCAGCAGGTTGGCGACGAATCGCCATGGTCCAGCGTCCGATGTAATGTGCAGGCGTTGCGGAAGTATTCGAGTAGATCCGGATCGCCAGGAATGAGCGATTCCGGCGGAATCAGGTGGATTGCGCCTTCCGGAATGCCCCACTTACCATAGACATACCGGCGCAGGAAGGCGTCATCGTGGGCGAGGAGCTGCTGCTTGTTCGTCTCGCTCAGAAACCGATTCTCGAGCGATGGCATCTCGAACATGCGGTAGCCGAGATCCGCATAACTGACCATCCGCCCCGTTGGTTCTCCGGTCGTAGTGTCAAGCTCAGGGAGTTTCTTTTCGGTCCGCTCTGGCGATTCGGGATGGAAGCGCCGGTAAATCCAGTGCAACTCGACGTCGGGATTACACGCGATCATCGCGTAGGGCGGCGGCGCCGGCCGACCAGTGCGCGGATTGATGTACGCCCACTCGCGGCCGGCGGCCTGCTCTTGATTGAGCAGCCACTGCGGGACCTGAGCCACGTCCCAGCGCGACAACCGTCCCAAGAGGATGTCGAAGACCTCTTCCATGATCTCGGGAGCTTCTTCCGCTTGGTCGATCAGAAACCAGTTGATTTCCAGCCCGCGGAGCATGGCTTGCGTCTCAGGGTCTTCAAAGTGCAGGAACAGAATCTCAGAGCCGGAACCAGCGAGCTTGAGATAGCCTTCCTGGTCGTTGCGTCGGCCACCGCCTACCCGGGCATAGGCTGAGGGCGGACAGAGCTTGTAGAACGTGGCCATCGTCGTGGTGCGCAGTTCCTTAGCCACCCGACGCGCAATGACGCCGCGGTTGCGCGGGAACGTGTCTGAGAGCCAGAGGCCCTTCATGCAGTAATCCCACGTCTTGCCGGCGCCAAACCCGCCCGAGGCGCACTGCGGAAAGGGTCCATAGCGGAACGCCTCTGCTTGCGTGTCCGAGGCCCAATCGATCGTCTGGGTCTGTTGGGGAAGCGCGAGCGCCATCAGGAGCAGAACCGCCAGCATGTCACTTCAGCCCGAGGCGTTTACAGGCGTCGGCCCAATTGCTCGTCATGCTCCCACTCGCGCCTTTTCTTTCGGCTTCGCCTCGGCCGGCAATGCCTCGCCTGTCTCCAGAATCGACGCCGTGGCAATGACCGCGCTTGAGACGCCGATGTACTTGAATGCGTGCTGGTCGCAGTACGTGCGCCCAATCTGCTCCGCCTGGCTGATGTCTTTGGCGTCGATCAGGTCATCGGTTGCGCCGGCAAACTTCCGATACCGCAGCTTGAACAGCACCCAGCCTCCTACTGAATCGTTTCAGGTTTCTCCCGCGGCGACACGCCCGGGAGTACACCAACCGGTAAGGTAAACAGCGGCACGGTCTGCACTTCGCCCATATCGATGTGCGTGCCGATCACCCGCGCGCACGTATAGAGTAGCTTGATCGCTTCGACGCGGACCTTCGGGTTGTCGTGTTGCCCGAGCGCGAGAGCAAACAACTGCGCGAGGAGCTCAGGATTGCGGCGTTCAACAGCCGTGCGCACCTTTTCCGCAAGCGCTTGGCCGGTGCGCGGGCGTCCGCGTGGATTGCCGCTGATCCCCTTCTGAAAGGGCATTGTTTCCGCGCTGTTTTTCAGGTTGAGACAAGCCGCCGTCTCCCGCTCAGTATGCAACGGGTTGTGGCACGTGGAACAAACGCGCTAGCGGTAGCGCATCTCAGTCGTGCATATGAACGCGACGTGGGTTGATGAGGCTTTGATAACTCGGCCAACG